TTGTTTGATCTAAAATGAGTAAAGACCAAGAATACATCGCCAAACTAGAGAAAGCAATCTCCCAAAAGTATGGTGAAGAGACCATCAACAATCCCAGACGTTTTTGGTCCGAGGACAAAGAAAAAGAATATATTCAACAGTCCATAGAAGAGCGACAGAAGTTTGGCAAATTATCGGAGTCCGATAGCAAAGTAGAACAAGATGGATTTTTAATAAACAAAAAACTACTTACTAGAGATCATAATAGGACTTGTCCTGTATGTGAAACATATTCTTTTCATCCCCGTGACGATTTGTATATGAATAAGTTCAGCGCCTGCTGGAAGTGTTACATACAATATATCTCGGATCGAGAAGAAAGATGGGCAACCGGGTGGAGACCCGACAAGGGATAATAACATGGCAACAGTATACGAAATCATTCAAGGAATTAATCAGGCAGCTGCTAATGGCGCCTGGGATGGCGCTCACGAAGAGTCACTCCAAGCCGACGGCAAGGCTCGCTCTGCTGGTCTCAAAAGAGAAGAAGGTCACCTAATCAATGATCGCCGCGTTATCGATGGATTCGGTGTTAAGTTTAACGGCCCCATTCTTCGCATAACATACCAAGCAGAGACAAGAATCAAAGAAGTTCGGGACAACGGCTTCGAGGATGACATCAACGGGCAGCTAAAAGAGATTGTTAAGTTCCTGAAAAAAGAATACAAAGCAATCACGGGCAACGGCCTTACTCTAACTATGGAGGACGAACCTAAGATCCTCGTCCAGCGCATCTCGAACTACCGCACTGACGTCCAGGCCCATTGCGATTATCGCATTGGTGGCATTAAGGGTGTCGAAGAGGTTAATGGCGGCTCGGGTGAGGGTGGAGTAGACGACGCTATTAAAAAATGGTTAGCCCTAGGTCCCAAGAACAAGCGCCCGAAGAACGATACTCGCAAAGGTAAGTAATACTCGCTATGGCAAACGGCCTCACCAAAAAAGAGATCGTAAAGGAAGTCGTAAAAGCCGGAAAAGATCCTGTATACTTTACGACAAGTTACTGTCGGATATCACATCCCCAGAGAGGCCTGATCCCCTTTAAGGCATACGACTATCAGCAAGAACTATTAAAAGACTTCAATGATTATCGCTTCAATATAATTCTTAAAGCCCGGCAGCTTGGGATATCCACAGTCACAGCAGCCTACATCGCGTGGTTAATGCTTTTCCACCGAGACAAGAACATCCTTGTTGTGGCAACAAAGCTGCAAACAGCTACCAACCTTGTTAGAAAAGTAAAAGCAATAATCAAGAACCTCCCCGACTGGATGCGAATTTCAAATATTGAAGTGGATAACCGCACTTCATTCGAGCTTTCCAATGGTTCACAGATCAAGGGCTCCTCAACCTCCGGGGACGCTGGCCGTTCCGAAGCGCTTTCCTTATTGGTAATTGATGAGGCCGCGCACGTTGAGAAGTTATCTGACCTGTGGACTGCTCTCTATCCCACACTATCAACTGGTGGCCGCTGTATTGCACTCTCGACCCCCAACGGCGTCGGCAACTGGTTCCACCAGAACTGCGTCGAGGCAGAAGCAGGTACTAACGACTTCTATATGACAACTCTTATGTGGGATGTCCACCCCGACCGCGACAAGAAATGGTTTGAAAAAGAAACCAGGAATATGTCTAAGCGCCAGATCGCGCAAGAGCTTGAATGCAACTTCAATGTCTCAGGCGAGACGGTAATCCATCCGGATGACATTCGGTGGTACTTGGAGAGAACAACCGCACCAGAATACCGTACGGGCTTCGATAGAAACTATTGGATTTGGAAAAAGCATGATGCACTTAAGCCTCACTTAATCGTAGCTGACGTTGCGCGCGGCGATGGAAAAGATAATAGCGCCTTTCACATATTTGAATTAGAAACAATGGAAGTGGTGGCCGAATACATTGGAAAACCCACACCAGACGACTTTGCCGACATCTTATATAATGTCTGCGGAGAGTATGGCAACCCCATGTTAGTCATAGAAAACAATAATATAGGATACGCAGTACTTAAAAAGTTGCTTGATAAAGGGTATTCTAATCTATATCACTCTCGGAAGGGCGATCACCAGTACGTAGATCCAGTAAGTGCCCAGTGGCAGTCAAATGTAATTCCTGGATTCACCACATCCTCGAAGACAAGACCCCTTATCGTCGCTAAGATGGAAGAGTTTATGAGAAACAAACTAATTAAAATTAACTCTAATCGTTTGCTTTCTGAAATGAAAACGTTTATTTGGCAGGCAGGAAGACCGCAAGCGATGAGAAGTTATAACGATGATTTAGTTATGTCCTTTGCCATTGGATGTTGGGTGAGAGATACTGTGATAGTTGAAAGCCAAAAAGATATTGAGTATAGCAAAGAGTTTTTGTCTGCTATATCTACATCGCACACCAGGATATCGACTACGATTCCTGGAATGACAGGTCATAAGCTGAGTAAAGAAACACAGCGCTCAGAAGAAGCTGTGAACTATAATCAAATGTATGAAGGATTGATAAAAGGATAAACCATGGCATCTAGCAACAACACACGCAACCCGGCGTCACCGTTATTTAAGCGACTGACAAGACTATTATCTGGTCCGATTATTGATTATCGTACTCAGATCGCTCGCCAGGAACGCCGCAACGACCTAGAGAAGTATCGATACCGCTTCCGTTCAATGAGCGGCCAAGAGTTCAAGCGCGCAGATACCAATATGTCGCAGAACTACAACATGTGGACGTCTGCTGCATTCCGCAACCAGAACCGTGCTGACCGATATACCGACTTTGAACAGATGGAGTATATGCCCGAGATTGCATCTGCTATTGATATCTATGCTGATGAAATGACCACATCGAATGAATACGATGAAGTTTTAAACATCTCTTGTATGAACCTTGAGATCAAAACAATTCTGAATTCTTTATTTTATGATGTATTGAACCTGGAATTCAACGCTTTCGGCTGGGCACGATCAATGTGCAAGTACGGCGACTTCTTCCTTTATCTAGATCTCGACGACAAAATGGGAGTGACATCAGTTATTGGTATGCCGAACAATGAAGTAGAAAGGCTTGAAGGTCAGGACCCAACAAACCCGAACTACATTCAGTATCAGTGGAATGGCGCCGGTATGACTTTCGAGAACTGGCAGGTTGCCCACTTCCGCATCTTGGGCAACGATCGCCATGCTCCCTATGGAACATCGATCCTTGACCCCGCTCGCCGAATCTGGCGACAGCTCACACTTCTAGAAGACGCGATGATTGCCTATCGTGTTGTGCGCGCCCCCGAGCGCCGCGTGTTTAAGATTGACGTAGGTAACATTCCGCCTCAAGAAGTCGCACAGTATATGGAAAAGGTAAAGGGCGAGCTGAAGAGAAACTCTTTGGTTGATTCTCATACCGGCCGCGTCGACCTCCGATACAACCCGCTATCTCTAGAAGAAGATTACTTTATCCCAATGCGTGGCGGGGTCGGTTCGGATATTATTTCTCTCCCTGGCGCAAAGTCCCTGGACGATATCGAGGATGTTAAATATCTGAGAGACAAGTTGTTCTCAGCGATCAAAATCCCGCAGTCTTATCTCACGAATCTTGAAGGCGCCGATGAAGACAAGAGCACCTTGGCTCAAAAGGATATTCGTTTCGCACGAACAATTCAGAGACTACAGAGATCCTTGATAGCGGAACTAGAGAAGATTGCCGTTGTTCACCTGTATACTCTAGGCTTCCGAGCCGACGACCTAATCAGTTTTAAGTTAACACTGAATAATCCTTCCCGACTCGCCGAGCTGCAGCAACTAGAATATTTAAGAACCAAATTCGATGTGGCCAACTCTGTTCCGGAAGGAACCTATAGCAAGCGCTGGGTTGCTCACAATATCCTGGGCCTCTCAGATGATGAATTCCTCAGAAACCAGAGAGAGTCTTTCCATGATAGGAAATTCCAGCAAGCGCTTGAGTCAGTTGTTGAGCAGGGCGCCGAAGACGCACTTGGCGGCGGCGACCTAGGTGGTGGTGGCGATCTAGGCGATCTCGGGGGCGGAGAAGAGGGCCTCGGCGACCTAGGTGGAGAAGAAGGCGCCGGCGACTTGGGCGGCGAAGAGGGCGCCCCAGAGGACGATAGCGCTCTCTTGGCGACCCCAGGCCGCAGAGAAGACTTAAGCGAAGAGGACGAACGCCAATATGAGAAGGGTTCATATAAGACTGTCGCAAGACGCGGCGGCGATACGCGCCGTAACATCGGCCCAAAACGCCGCAACATAAAAAACACAGCATTGCCGGAAGCACCACGACTAAGCACTGATCGTGCGAAGGCTCCCGGCCGCGTATCTATTAATCATATAGGCGTGGGAAATATTGACTTTAGTTCTCTAGTAGGCCTAAAAGAGCAAAAAGAATCTATTTACACTAATAGCGAGTCACGACTGATGGAGAACACCATAATGGTCCGCAAGCTTGTAGAGCAGATGGAGAACAAAGAGGTCAAAAAAGATGAAACATAATAAAAAAAGAAACACAGCATTTATCTATGAAACTTTGACGCGCGAATTCACTAAGTCAATTGTTACAAAGGCCGCCGCAAAGAAGGCCACTGTGGTTTCGATTCTTAAAAGCTATTTTGCCAAAGGCAACCCCCTAGCAGAAGAGCTTGAGTTGTATGCTATTTTGTTGAACACCACCAATACAGACCAAAAGGTCGCAGAAAGATATCTCCAGGAAGTAAAGATTGCGAGGGCGCAGCTAGATGAAAATGTTATTTTTAACGAGCAGTCCAAGATTATCTCAGCCATCAACAAAGGTTTGGGCAAAGAGGTCTGGGCCAACTTTGTTCCTAACTTTAAATCCCTAGCCTCAGTCTCGGCGATTTTTAATGGCGATACTCCGGTAAAGAAAAGAGTTCTTTTTGAGCAGGCCGTTGTTGATCAGATGTCCCGACAAGTTCCACTCTGCGAGAAAGAAGATTTAAAATCAATTGATAATCTGACCTATGTTTCATTTATTAAGAAGTTCAACAATAAGTACACCGAGCTATTGGGTGAGCAGAAGGATCTGTTGAACCACTACATAACAAGTTTTGCCGACAACGAATTTGAATTAAAAGTATATCTTAACGAAGAACTGGCGCGCCTCAAACGAAGTCTGGCCGAGGTAGCGGAAAAAAGCACAGAGCAGCTGATATCTCAGAAGGCTGCAGCGGTAATGAGTTATCTAGAAGAGTTCCGAAAAAGAGAGTTTAATGAAAAGGATCTTAATAAGGTTCTGAAAACACAAGAACTAGTCCGGGAGCTATCAGCAAATGATTAAGATTAAGATTGGAGGCCCCCAGGCAACTGTCGAGTTAAACGCGCGCCGAGGCCTCGACGGCTCTTTGCTTATTATGGATCACACCAAAATTGATATTGCTGTGATGCCCGAAGACATGAAGGTTGTGACCTTTCCGAAGAACAGCTCAACTGAAGATGTGTACGAATACCAGAACCGTTTGATGGAGTTGCTGGCCGACAAGGGTGTCCTCGATAGAGGGACAGTCCAAGGCGGCAACGTGTTCCGATCTCTGGAGGGAATGTTGTTCACAAACGAACAGATTAACTCCCTGCAGGCCGCGGTCTACGTAATATCAGAGTTCCTAAACGATGAGACAGAGCATGAACACATCGCTGACGAATATGAGAAAGAACTTGAGGATATGTATACCCACCCGACTGATCGCGACACGACAGAGTACGGTGAAGTTCCGCAGTATGCTGAGAAGGGCTCTATGCGCCCGGGCTACTACTATCGTCCGCTACGCAACCGGTATTAGACTATGAGTGAAATGAAGCTCATTATGGAGGGGTGGAGAGCGTTTCAGTTAGATGAACAAGGCGCTGAAGCTTGCCGAGCCAACTTCACCAACGCCGGCGAATTTAGGCAGGCTTATCAAGTTGCCTATGCAGTTGCAAGAAAAGATAAAAACGCAAAAGAGTTACTAGATAAACTACAGACCGGGGCAGACTGGGCACTAGGCCTAGCAGGGGTCTTGGCCGCCACTGGTATAGTAACCGGCGGCGCAGGAGCCCTCGCCGGCGGCGCAGTTGCTGGTTTTGCTGGCATAGGAAATATGATTATTGGCGCTATACGCGGCGGAAGAAACAAAAAGTTTGATAAAAGAGTTTTGGATACAATATTTAAAGCTCTTTGCATAGATGCAGCTGTGCTGGATATAACAGATGATGAGCTGGAAGAGAAAATCTTTCAAACAGAAGCTCCCTTTGATGATCTCGAAAACTACCTAAATGGATTAAGGCCTGACGCCCCGGTCCCTGATCTAAATGCCTTGTTCATCGATGCGATCAATAAGAAGCTTCAGGTCACAGATCAGTCAGAATTAACGGATAAAACTTAATGGAACTACTACACTTTATACTTGCCGCTTACGGCATGACATTTATTATTATACACGGACACATCTTTAATAAGATACGCCCACCCTGCAAATCAATGGGCGGCTTCGGTCGTTTATTTCATTGTCATT